CTTCAATGCTACCCTTTACACCCCATGCATTAGCTCCGTGGATCAACAGGCGTTCAAGGTCGTCTTCATCCATAACCTGTTGACCATCACCGAATAACAAAAGACCACGTGCTAAGTCGTTGCCTTGTGGGTGCAGATAAGCTGGCATATAGTATACCCTGCCTCTGTAATCAACACGTGCCGGAAAGTAAACGTCGTTCCACTCCTTATACTTCTTAGCTAGGTGTAATATCTTAGCGTGTTGTAAACGACGACCACGATTACTCTCATTCATGCGTCGTATCTTGTCCTGTTTAAACTTCCATTGTCTCAGTTCTTCAGGTCGTTCGTTCCCGTTCTCAAGGTACGGTTGCAGTGGTACTTCATAGAAGTCAAAGACCCGTTCTAATTCCCAACACTTTCGAGCAACATCTAAAATCTTCGTGTTAATTTTCCACTTTACCTGCTGAATGTTATTCACGGACACGTAAAGATTCTTCATGCTTGCGAAGTCGTAGTTGCTACCGTTCGGTCGGTTCATTACAAACGGATCGTCAAAGCTCTCGTATCCTCCGTTGTAAAAGTCTACCCAGTCTCTCGGTTTTGTTGGCAACGCCATACGCATAGGATCAAGCATCTCTTTCCATGTATCAAACCGTCGTACCCAGTTAGTAAATTCATCAGTCAGGAACACAAGCTTGCGTTGTTTCTTTCCCATCCGTTCGACTCGTGTATCTATCAATCCAGTATGAGCCTTTATCTCACCCAACAACCACGCACCCAACGCTATCTTGTGTCGTCTCTCCCAACAGCTAAACCGTCGGTTATTCTTTTCGACATTATAAAAGCGTTGCATCTTTGACCGTTTACTTTTCGGTACACGTACACCAAACATTCTATTCTTAGCTACAGTCTGTTCAGCTACTCGTTGTCTTGCGATCTCTTCAAATGCTTTGCCTACTTCTCCTGCCAGTGTTGTAAAGTGACGGACATCTGCGTACATCTTATCAAGCACCGTCTTCAACGCTATCTGTGCAACCATTTGTGGGTGGAAGTCGGCTATGTAACACAACCAAATAGGCATCGACGGACTGTCATCACTGGCAAATCGGTTAAAGAAGTCTTCAACAGGTACTGCTAGTTGTGGTGCAAGCTTTCCAAGGATACGCTTACTGCTGTCCATCTCACTACCACGGTCACTCTCCTTGTAGATTTGTTGGAACTGGCGATAGGTAGCTCGTCCCCATCGTTTCATCTCTGCTTCGATTGCGTTCACTTGGTCAGTCGTTCTCGTTCGTCTTCATTCATGTGGCAAAACCACGTACGAGGACGAACACGAGGTCGGTCACTGCGTACAACATTTAACTCACTATCGTAACACAACTCATTATTACTCCAAAACAAGTCGTACCCTTTTGTGACCAGTGCAGATATGGACTCGTCTAAATGTTCCAATACCTCCTCGTGTTCGTCCGTTTCTTCCATCTCAGTCTATTGTTTGTTTATTTATCCGTTGTATCTGTAACGAGAATCCTCTTTGAAAGCTGATGCATACGGATCAATAACCACATCTTCAACATCAACAATCTCGGTTTCTAAATGTGGGTAAAGCTTTTCTTTCCGTCGTTGCATAGCCGTGGTAAATTCTTCAACGCTCGTGTAGTAAGTAGTAGTCTCAGTAGTTGACTCGTTCGGGTTAGTGTTGTGTATGTATGTTATTTTCTTTCGGTTTGTCATTTGCTATAGTTATTTTTGTACCAACATCCCCAAAAATCGTCGTTCTTATCTTGTTTGGAACGATTCCAAGATGATGGTGCTAGTTGTAAGTTAGTGGGTTCGTGTAGTCCTCCTCGATTTAATGGAACGATATGATCAACATCAAAAACATGAGTTTGCAAGCATTTATTTACGCGTCTTGACTGCTTATATACTACACGCATATAGTTTTTATCCTCTACGGACAACTCGTGTGTTTTTACCGCTTGTCTGTACTGATATTCAAGAGTCCTTTTTCTGCTCAACTCTCTATAGTACTCAGGTCTTTTAGCCATCGCTCTTTTCTGCACAGCTTGTATGTGTTTTTTACCTAGTCTTTTTCTGCGTTCGCTTTCAACAGCATTAGCTCTTTCTCTGTTTTCAGGTCGAGCTTTACTATTTCTGCTCAACAAACGCACGTGTTCCCTATATTCTTCATCTTCGTTGTACCTCTCACGCTTTTTTGTGGTTTGATCGGTAGCAACATACCATTTAGCTTTTCTTTCATCCTCCTTTTTTAAAGCTTCAGCCGTTGCCCATGTTTCAATGCCAGTCCTTGAGTTGTACTTGTGAAAATATAAAGCAGATTCAACAGGATGTTTGTCACCTCTTTTAAATTGTCGGTTAGTTTTGGATGAACCTGTTTGTATCTTAGCTTGCTGTATTCGTTTCGTCATTTTTCACGGACACATACAAGTCATGTCGTTCGTTGTTCAGCTTGTCAAGTAGCTTCTGTAATTCTAGATAAAGAGGGAAGAATCGGTTATCAGGATCAATACAATCCCCTCCCATCTCCTCTTGGTGAATGTAAAACATAAGTTCTTCGATCATCACGCTTGGTTCTAAAGTTATCTCCCGGCTCATTATAAAGCTAGTCGTTTAAAGGTTGAAGTGTCAGTGTGTACGCATCCATCATCGGTTGAGCAATAGGTATCGTAACAAGTTACAATCCATTCACCATTCTTGTAGTCGTCGTCTTGCCAGATATTAAAGTCAACAAACCCATCAGGAGTTTCTATTGAGTCCCAGTGGTCAGGACAAGGATCGGTTGAATTGATGTGCTGTTTTGCACGGACACGTATTTTGTCTTGTATATCGTCGGTTAGGTTCATATATCGGTTTTGGTTTTCGGTTTATTAATCGGAGTACAGCATTGAAATGAATAGAATAAATATAAATACAATGCATAAGAGTGTGATCATGCTCATGGTTCTTCTTCTCTTTCTTTATCAATAGGATTATCGGTTGACTGGCGTATACAGCCCTCTTTTATGTTATAATTATTACTAGGTGGAAAGCATAGGTTACTTAGGCACGATACGCATATGTCTTCACCCTCGTTTTCCATGCCTTGCAAGGTTAGACCACAATGTTTGCAGATGTTATTCGGTTTGGTCATCTATATCTTATTAAGACCACAAGATTCTAGTAAGCGATTAACAGCTTGCGGATAGCCTTTTATAGCGTTGCAATATCCTCTCCCTTGTTTGAATCCTTCTCTTTTCATTATGGCTTCGGTTAAAGTTTTATACGCACGGTTAGCTTGTTTTTTAGTAAGTGTAGTTTTCATTGTATCGGTTTTCTATTGGTTGCAAAAAGGACAAGGACTTCCATCAATCGGACAACTAAAGCCTTCATCGCTCGGACAAGTGTCAGTTGGATGGTCAGTTAGCTTGTAATGGTTGCAACTGACGGACAAGAATAGCGTTAGTAATAGTAATGGTTTCATCGGTTAAAATTGAGCCATTGCATCAATCGCTTTGGTTTTGTCTATATTGTTAGTGATTAAATCGTGTATTTGTAGTTGTATCTCTTCAGGTAACACAAGCTCTACTTGATGCGTTAAATCTTGGTCGGTAGAGTCTTGAACTTCAGCAAACACGCCCCAATCTACAATCTCTTTATTTCCTAGTAAGTAAGTCATCTTAATAATCTAATCCTTTCCTTTTTAATAGTTCGCTGAATCGGACAAGTAAGCTTCCAAAGTGTAAAACATCTTCGGATGGTACATCTAATTCTTTTAGTGTTTGATAGGTATAGTCATCTTCATTCGCTCCAAACGGACTAGGTCTAAATTGCCATTCATCAGGTACGCATTCATCAGTTTGAAAGGTTAGGTAATCGCAAACAGCAAACAGCCATCCCATGCAACTACCCCATGCATCACCTTTATCATAATTCAATTGCCATTCAGTTTTTAAGTTTTTGTTCATGTTCACTTCCCTTCAATTGCACAAATAACTATCAGCCATAGCCACGCTGTCAAACAGATGAAAGGTGAAAGTATGACAGCAAGTGCCAGTTCTTTTTTAGATGTCTTAGGAAGCCAGTTGTCAATGTTGTCGTTTTCGTTGTTTTCGGTTTTCATATAATTAATTTCCTTTCGATAGTTTTAAGTATGCGTCAAACAACCTGAAGCAGTTATTCTTTTCTGCATAATCTTTAATAAATCTAGTTTCCTCTGGTGTTTCCTCTGGATAATCTGGCTTAATTGAATCCATATGTAGACAACCTGAACTTTCCCATTTAACTAGTTTTAAAAGTTGTTTTGCTCTTTCCTGTGTCATAATGTTATCCTTTCAATTAATCTAATTCTGGGGCAAGTATACCATATCCACCCATATCGGAATAAATATTGATCTTGTCTTGCTCGAATAAACGGTTTCTTTCTTCACTTTCTATTTTCAAACCGTATCCTCTAGGATCACCGTTAACATATAAAACATCAGGATTACTAGGATTCAAAATATCTTCAAGCTTTCCTTCAAATACTTTGTGTTTAAACTCCCATCTATCGCCATCAATCAAACCGTTGCAATAGTCTTCATTAACCTTGCAAACTCTTTCCTCTAATTCGTAAAGTTCGTCAATGAAACCGTCAATCGCATCAGGAAAGATAGTTTTTAAGAGTAATTCGTGTGTTTCTAATGTGTATGTCATAATATGTGTTTTTTGTGTGTGTTTGTAGTTAGTTTAAATATTCGCCATAACAGAAAGCGAAAAGAGTTTCACCAGTTCGAAGTTGGATATTAACATTGTAGCCATCATCATCAATTTGTAGTTTTCCTTTTGAATCGTTCGTTAGTATTTCTAACTTTTCTCTACAAAACTTTAAAAGCTTTCTAGAACTATTGAGAACTGACTCGTGTAAGTAAATACCGTCTTCAATTGTTTGCCAGTTGTTCCATGACCAACCGTCGCCATCATGCCAAGAATCAACTGATAAAAGTTTTGTTTTGTAATAGTTATCTTTCATAATGTTTTTTGTGTGTGAGTTGTTTGTAATTAGTTATTTTCTTGTATCTCAAAGCCTTCCCAGTAGCGACTCCCAAAAATATTCTCAAAGCCATAGTAGCTAACTAGATCAGATATCTTTTGTGGTAATGGTAATGCGTCAAACTCTTGACTAGTCGATCCGATAAAACTTTCCACTTCGTCAAAATCAGCCCAATCAAACTCTTTCCTAACATCTAAATCTAGATCAAAAGAACAACGATCAAATCGATTGTAATCGCAATCTTCCATGCCTATGCCATATATAAATTCGATTTGATTTTCATCTTCTTTCCACGCCAAACCGTATTCAAATAATGAAGTAGCAAGACAAGCGTCAGTACCGATATAGCCATTTTCCTCTAGTTTTTTAATAGTATCAATTTCTGTGGTTTTCATAATAGTAATATGTGTGAGTTAGTAATAATGTGATATCGCAAAGTTAAGTAGTATTTTCTACATCTTGTCAACACCTCTTTCATAAGTTACTGATTTACAAAGAATAGAAATATTTAAGAAAACAGCATCAAATCAATTTAAAGCGAAAACAACGAACGAAAGAGTAGTACTTCCAAATATGGAAACGATTGCCAAATATGGAAAAGAGGTGACGGCTTAAGCGATAAAAATACGCATCAACTTATCATGATAAAACGATATGAAACGATCCACCTGCACCAGTCTTATTGCAACTTACTTGCAATAACGAAAACAATTGGCAACGATACTAGATAGCTATCTCATAAACTACTGGTAATCAGATGTTTGCCAGCTTTACTCGTGTAAATTAGACATAATCAATATTGTACGAAGGCTCTTGATTATCAACGATTTACGAAAGAGCTACTAGGCTACAGTGTTAAAAGCTTTTAATGTATTGCACAAATACCATCCCCGCTGTAGTAAAAATACTAGGGCACCCAAGGGGTAAACAACGACCGCGTATATAGCGTAAGCCGTTCAGATTTTTCTGCCATTTTTGCATTCCTATCGGTCTGCAGTTCGACAACGCTTCGCTAACGTCTCTTTTTCGTTTAAGCAGGCTCAAAAGCTTGGGCTGATATAGTCGTCTAAGTCGTCGTCTTCGTCTAAATCTTCCGGGCTAAAAATGATCTCAGCGTCTGTTAAAACGGTCAGTTTAGCGAACTCTAACACGCCCACTATGGTCTGATCGTTGAGGTCGTACTCTTGTTGATACCGTCGTATGAGGTTATCTAAATCAAACATAAGAGAGTCAGTCTGGCTATTGTTATCCATAGTACTTTACACTATATAACAAATACGTTAGGTAGTAAAGACTGTTGCTTTAATTTAGGTGTGACATTTTGACACACTTTTTTATTCACTGATATACAACGACTTACAACTCTAGTATTGACACTCAACCTGTAATGGTTACTAAATGGTATAATGCCTAGCGGAGCGAGTGTCGTACTAACTGTACGCTTTAACAGAACAGTTTAACTGTAATAGCTCTTCATCAAAACAACTAACAACAACGGATACGTTTTAAACGTCGTCGTTATAATCAGTCGTTGAAAAAGACTCAGAGCGGACTCGCTTCGCTCATCCTACTTCGTTCTTTCGCTTTTTAACTTTAACTAACAGCTATAGTAGTCGTCTTCTTTCTAACAGATTTAAGGATAGGTGTGTTTATAAATAAACCATAACTAATAACGATAACATATTACTGTATTTAAACTAACTACTTCATCACAGTTATAACAGAGATTAATTACTATCTAAAAGAGAGTTTGTTATCTAAGTAACAACGTTACGTCCAAAGGATCGCTTTAGAAGAACCCTTACTACGTTTATAAAAGCTATCAGTAAACTTTGTTAACTCTTCTTGTAGTAGTTCGTTCTTTCTATCGTACATATTCTTGTTAACATCAGCAGCCATTTGTTCTACCCAATAAGCAACAGCAATAGCTAATGCATCCAGACGGTCATCATGAGCCAAGCTACCACGTTCTCTTGTTATCCGTGATAGTTGATAGAATAACATATACCTAGCTTGAGACTCTATAGGATACGTTAACGCAGACTGGTAGTCGTTAGAGATAACTTTAGGATCAACAATAAGACGATGACTATTAAGTACAGGTTCAAGTGTATCAACAATCCTTAATTCTTTTTGTTTACTGTTGGTTACTTCTTCTATGGTTACAGGGTATTCCGTACGAAACAACGGTTTAATCAGTTCCATAAACATACCGTCACCAAAGTTAGACTCTATAACGATCTTGTTAACTTTGTTATGTTTAGCAATGGAGACGAGACG